TTATTTCCAGCCTGTTATTTATTGTGTTATCACTAATGGTAATAAACGAGGCTGCCGCATCTGCATAATTGGTAATAACCCCCTCAATATAAATCGTCCCCTCCGTCTGCCCGATGGATCCGCTGACGGCTCCGCTGACCGAGATGACATCTGCGCTTCGGCTACCCGTTCCTGTGGTGGTGGGGATATAAGAAGTCGCCACGGAGCCCGCCTCAAACTGCGCTCCCCAAGTGTAGGCGGTGAGGTTGAGTGCGCCTGATGTAGCAAAGGACACACTTCCGCTTGTACTTGCTAATTCAAAAACCATTCCACCAATAAGGTCGCCAACAGCCAATGTAAGAGGTTGAGAAATCAACCGATACCACCCATTCCCGTAGTTCTCAATCCTTGTGCCCGATGTTATTGCAGTCCCACTTGCAAGATTGAAAAACGAGCGACCAGGACTGGGACTTATGCCTGTAAAACCAATGGGTGTAATTGCACAAAAATCAAGAGGATTGGTTGCGCCACGCCTAACAAAAACGCTAAATGTATAAACGCCCGCTGCCGTTGCCGTTATTGCGGCCGTGCTATACCTAGTCGATTGCGTTACTCCACTTGCTGCACCACCGACATATTTGTTGATGCTTGCGCTCGTTCCATCGGGTGCAAGAAAGTCCGTGCTGCCCGTCGTGAATGTAACCCCGCCCGACACCGTTGGAGTGTCAAAGACATTCATCAAGTTGGCGTTGGGGGCCAAGTTCGTCCCCGCAGGCTCTACGAGTAACGCAGGACAACCCGTCACGCCGCCGCTTGTGTAGTAGTCCAAGCGGGGGATGCCGCTGGCTACGGATTCAATCAGGCCCGCAGAATCAAACCGCCGTGCCGCCGTATTGCGGGTAACGGTGAAGTCGCCTCGGTTGTCCGTGTTGGTTGGAATTTGCGAATACAACCGCCCCGTCTTGAATCGGGCGGGGACTATGAGTAGTGAAGGCGTGGGCATATTAAAAATTGAATATTACGGCAAATCGGGCTTGCAGGCAACCGTTGACGGCATCCTCTGCCGCTGCTGCCCCGTCGGTCGTAGCACGGGCGTTGAAGGCAGCCCATGCCGCAGCCGCAAGGCCACCTTGCAGCATATTGGTCGGATAGCCGTAGCCGTAGCCTATCAGCATGGTTAGAGGAAGGTGTAACCGATGACTGAACCTGCCGATGGCGTTACCGCCGTAATCTTGCCGCCGTTGCGACCCGAAATAACTATCCCAGCGGACACGGACTTGCTCGCAAGGTTGTAGGCGGAGCGCAAATCCTCGCTGCCCGTACCCGTCAAGGTCGTAAAGGTTGCGGCCACATTGACCACAATGAAGTCGTAATTTTTGCCCGTAACGGCAGCGTCCACGAATTCCATCGTGCCGCCCTGTCCGAGCATTTGTTGTAAGATTGGAGTTGGCATTGCTTGCGTATTTAGGGTAAATGTAGGTTAGGTCGGAATTTCACAAATGCTGTGGCTATACGGCAGTTGGAACGACAAGGTTGCCACCCACCCCGCCGTGCGGTCATCTCGGCTCTCTACAAAGCGTGTAAGCGACACGCTGGTACTTAGCGTCCACTCTTGCGTCGGGTCGTTTGTGAGCGAGGATATGAAGTCCTGTGCGATTTGTAGTTGGTCGCTCAAAACCTCGTCTTCGTTGTCTTGCCAACCGAGCGTCGGGCTTCCCGAAACCACGCCACCCATCGTGGCAATGGATTCCACTCGGTCAGAAAAATAGACACCGACCACAAGAGCCAAAGTCCCAGCATCCGTACTCGCTGACTGAACATCCGCAAATACCAAAGGATAGACGATTCGCTCACGGCTTGGGGTTCGCAGGTTGATGGTGTTGTCGGTCCCGATGGCAAGTGGGTCCCCCGTCCCGAAGGAGTTTACTTGCGGATGGGCATTTGCAAGCGCAAGGAGTGCTTGCTTTATTCGTATCCAAGACATAGGCTTGTAGTTTCAAAATGTTTTTAGAATGTGCGCCCATTGATTTCAGCAGTTGGAGCAGTAGGGGTCATAGGGCCAAGGGCGGTCCAAGCCAGCACCACGGCGCAGGGTTCTTGCGTCCAAGGCCATCCCCGTGTTGTAGTTCGTGCCGTTGGGGTAGATGGTGTCCAATGCCGATGGCGGGGAGTTAAAGAGCGGATAGTTCGCCTTCTGCTCCATGAGGTAGCGGGTGATTCGCTCCGAGTACCACTCGGCATCGTTCTTCACTTTGTCGGTGAGGCGGGTGATTTCGTCCATGGACATCTGCGAAGATTCCTCGCTGGTTCTGCGGACCATTCCCTTGTTCATGTACTTAAACGCCAAGACCATTGGCAACTCGTAATAGAGCCATTGCACCATGGCGGGTTGGATGTAGTCCTCCAATAGCGTCGTGTTGAGTGCAGTCGTTGTGCCGCTGACCACCTGCCCCACCATTTCCGAGTACAGGGCCGATCCAACGATAGGCTGAATCCGCATCTCTTGCACCTTCACGATGGTTGGCCGTATCTGCGTGAACGATACATTCTCGTTGATTACGGAGTTGTCCAGCAGGGTTTGTTCGCTGATAAAGAGTGCCTTCATGCTTTCGTGATTTTATTGCCTTTGCGGATGACGAGTTGCTGCTCCCAAATGTGTCTGCATTGGGGGCGGTTCACTCCGCTGGCAGTGTGATACCAACCGCCTCTGCGATTCCATACGGAGTAGCCCATGATGTTGGAAATACCATCAATGTCGTCACGGGTGTACACCTTCCCTTGGTCAGCGAGGTCCAACATGACCTTGCAGAACTCACGGCTGGTCCTCTTGTCCTTGTTGCTGAAACCCGCCGCCCATGCGTATTTGTAGCGGACCTCCAGCACGGGTTCATCCGTTGGCTTTGCACCTTCCTTGGAGATTTGGTCCACGGTACGGGCAATGGGGTAACGGTCCTTGTTAATCAAGTATGCCACCCGCTTGGCGACCTTTGCCTTGCTGACCCCGAACTCCTTGGCCATTTCTTCCACGGAGGCATCCCGATTCTTCTTGCGGTACTTTTCGATTTTCTCGTCGAGTTCTTTTTCTTCCTCCCCAAGTTCAGCGAAGGCTTGACGCACTTGGTCGTCTAAGTCGGTGTCAAACCGCATTGGCTTGGAGTGCATGACCACATACTCGTCGGAACTGCTTCCAAACTTGCTTGCGACCACCTCCAAGACCTTAAATTCCTCGTCCCCCCATCCGTAGTCCTCGTCGTCTTCTTCGCCCCACATAGGCTCGCTGAAGGCTTGCTCCTGCACGCCGAGCAGGGTGTTCACTTCTTCGGCCGTCAACCCGAAACCAGCGGATAGCATCGTGCGGGCCATCTCCAAGGTGATTTTTTCTTGGGCATAGTGACGGACGATTCGCATGAGGTTTTGGTACTCCCTGCCCGATAATTTCTTGATGTTGTCGTTGCTTAGTTGTGCAGGTGTTTGCGGAACCTCGTCGGGTTGGGGATTGGGTCCGACCACATCGGCGGGTTGCTTTTCCAATACCGGCAAGCCGGCTTTTTCACGGAGTTCCTCCGGGGTCATGATAGTCAGCAGGGCTTGCTCGGATAGTCGCTCGGTGATGGGTTCCACAGGAATCAGTTCCATGCCCTCCACTCCATTGAACGAGCCCAAGTAGTTAATCATCCGCTCCACCTTGCGAACTCGGTCGTTCACATAGGTCGCCTTGAATAGTTCGTACGCCTCCACGAGTTCCTGCCGTCCACCAAGTTGACCCTCGGTCTTCACGCCAAATAGCATCGGGTTCACGACCCTGTGACTGATGAAGATTTCCGACTGGATGGCCTTGTTCAAAATCTCAAACTGCTTGTCCATGTCGCTCGGTGTGAGCGGTTCCAAGGTGGGAGCCTTGCTCACATCGTCGTTGAAAGTCACAACAAAGCGACCTGCATTGTCCGTCCCGCTGAACTTGCGTTTAATCTGCCGCTCAATGTCGCCTTGCTCTTCGGGTGTCGGGATGCCGTTGTTGAAGTTGATTAAATACCCACCCCAAAAGTTGTTGCGGAGGTTGTTGTTGTGGAAGTTGGCCACTTGGACATCCGCTTCAATCCAAGCCAAGCCTCCCATGTATTCGGGGAGCGGATAGGACTTCACGCCAGCGGCATAGACCCTGTAATAGAACAACTGCTTGCCGATTCGATTGTCAGCATCAAAGGCGGGAATCTTTTCGACATCCCCGATTTTGGGGTAGAGTTGGACCATTGCATCGTCGTACCAATCAGCGACTTGGAACATCCGCTCGTCCTTGTCAACACGAATCTTTTCAAAGGGGATATGCTCCATCTTGGCGATGGTTCCCATCTTGTTCCAAGTCACCGCAACCGCAAACCCGTTGAATAGTTCCAAGTCAAGGACGAGTTTCTCGGTGATGTCGTTGAGGTCGTCATGCTCGCTCAACCCGTCAAAAAACTTGGCGTAGCGGGCCTGCTGCTCCACGGTCATCTTCTCCCCAGGTTGCCAGCCTCCGCCGACGATGTAGTTCACTTTGCCGTTCACAATAGCGTTGTGCTTTGAACTGCGGCGGTAGTTGTCCAGCAGATAGTAGGGGTACTCGTTTAATGCCCCGTAGGTGATGTATTTGCCCGCCTTGTTCTCCAACATCACGGGGACCTTGTGTTCAATCCCAAGCCATTGGGTGAACGATTGCTTTATACTGCTCATAGCGTGTGTACGGTAAAGGATAGGGCCGAAATCGTGATAGCACCGCCATCGTTCACGGCGTTGATGTAGATGGCGAACTCGTCGTTGACTGCCCCTTGCAGAATCGCTTCAAGCGTGACCGCATGGCCGTTGTTGTGGCCCGTGGTGATGTCCGTCATCGATTGCTGAATAACCGTGCCGTTCTTGGCGATGTAGATGATTATTTGGTTGCCGTTCCCCTGCGAGAACACCATGCTTGCCGACACCCGCAAGGACGCATTGGTTGTACCTGTGTAGGTGATGGCGGTGGTGGTCCGTGAGAAATTGTAGGTCGTCAGCAGTCCCGATTTCAGCGGGGTTGTTAACTTGACGGCCTGACCTTGGGTCGGGGTGAAGTTCTTGGATTCGTCAAGGTACAGGTTCGCCACGCCCCGCTCTCGGTCCAAGGTAGCGGTGTCTGCGAGGTCGTCGAATAGTCCACCGACACGGGCGGCGGTGTTCGCTCCTGCGGCGGTTTCGGATGTGATGGTGGCAGCAGATGCTACCAACTGACTGCGGGTTTGTACGCTCATGCGAAAGATTGGTCAAAGGTGGAATCAAACACTCGCTCATCGGACGAGCCGAAGACGGTGTACTGGATGGAATTGGCGAAGGTGTTGAAGGTCAGCAAAACTACCTGTACATACGCCAAGCCCGTTTCAACGACTGCAGTCGCTGCGCTAACCGTGGAAGAGGTATCGTAAACTTCATACTTATACGAGCCTGTTTCAAGCGACCCCACGGCAATCTGAAATTTGTCATAACGGTTCGTATAGTTGGAAAGGTTGGCCGATTTCAGCAGGGTAAAGTCGGTCGTGGCGTTCTTGGCGATGTTGGTCAGCCGCAAGATGTAACGGTCCCCCGATGAGGCCCGCTGCGTCCAAGTGACGACGATTGTGTTCGTGGTGTTGGGGGATAGGTAAATCACTCTATTCCCAAATGTAGGATGCGCCCGAATTTCACAATTTGCGCCCGATGCTTCGGTAGAGTTCGGCCCTCCGTTCGGCGGTCTTGCTGATGTCAAACCGCTCCCTCACATCCTTGGACAACTGCACGGCCAAGGAGCGAGCGTAGTCGGGGTCGTTCACAAACTTGCGGACGGCCTTGTACCAAGCGTCCTTCTTGCCGTAGGGTATGAGCAACCCGTTGTGGCCGTGGACGATTATGTCCGTGTAGGGGATGGTTTCGGATGCGATGATAGCCTTGCCCATCCATCCCGCTTCCACGACTTTCAGTTCGCTTTTAAGGCGGTTGAACTTGGTATCACGGAGGGGGGCAATCGTGGCGTTGATGAAGTTGTAGCCGCCCACATAGGAGTAGATGTCCGCCGCTTGGATGCGGCCGTAGTTCTTGTTCAGCCCCCTGCAGGATAGCATCCGCTCGTAATCGTCATAGACGGGGTTGCCGTCGTTCCACCCGCCAAGGTAGATTTTGTAACGGCCATCCAGCGACTTGTCGTGGGCCAGCAGGCTGAAGGAATGCTCCACCAAGGCGATGTCCTCCTGATGCTGCGCCCCGCCAAACCATCCGATTTTGAACAGGTGCGGTTCGGGTTCAGCAGTCGTGTCGGGCAAGTACTGCTGATAGGCTTCGTAGGGTTCGTTGGGGAGGATGGTTACCTTCTTGTTGAGCAGGCGAATCTTTTGTGCGAGGTGTTCGGTCGTGGTGGTCACATGGTCAGCCAAGCGGATGTGTTCCCGTATCTGCTCGTCAAGTTTGGTGGACAAATAGTGTCGGTACATGATGTGTCCCGATTCCAGCACCCAATAGTCGTCAAGGTCCAATATCACCTTCGCCCCAAACGCCGTTAGAGCCTCGTAAACCTTCCGAATTTGTTCCAAGGTACCTTGACACCAAAGACGATTAAATAGCCACACATCAACGGTCTTTAGGTCCTCATCCTTGACATTGGCGATGTTGTCCACGCACACATAGTCAAACTCCGTGAAGTTGTCGCCCAAGTAAGCGTTCGGCATTTCCAATCGGTAGAAGGAACACCCCGTCGGGTGGGCGTTGTAAACGATGCAAATTCTCATGGTTCAAAGGTACAAAAAAAAGGGCCACCCCTTGCGAGATGGCCCCTGACCACTAAACCATGCGGGGTATGAGGCCCGCAGGTCAAAGATACTCTACGAACCGCTGATTTGTGCGGTCAGCGCAGAGAATGTTGCTGGCAAGATGTTCAGCATTGCATCGGGTTCCATGCCCGTCAGCGTCATCTCGTAGCCTGAACGGTCACCGAATGCAGTACCCGTTCCAGCAGTTCCAGCGGAGGCTTCCAAGCCATTCGCAGCACCCAACACCCAGTAGCGGCTGTTGTTGTCTTGAACGATGACCAGCAAGCGATTCCGAGCCAAGAGGCGCAGTTCATTCCGCACGGCGGTCTGCAACTTGTTGATTGTAAAGGTTACTTCGGGCGTGTAGAACAAGGTTCCGTTCTCGGTGCTTGCGTTCAAGGTTTCCGTCATGGACGAAGTGGCCTTGGTCAAGTCGTACTCGTAGAATCCCGATGAGAAACCCGTGAAGCCTGTGACCGTTCCGCTTCCGTTGGTGTTCACGGAACCCGTTGGGTTGAAGGCTTGGACAAAGACAGTTTTGATGCCGCCGACGGCGTCACGGCATCCGAGGGCGTAGCCCGTAGTGAGAGAACAAGACATAGTGTATATTTTATTTTAAGGTGGAACAAAATAACGGGGGGCAGTTACCCGCCCCCCTTACACTTAGGCCAATCTCCAGTCAACAACGAGGTCTGGATAGGCTACCTGCACGCCGCATTTTAGGGCACACTGAAAGCGTATTTCGTCGTTGTCGATGCTTGGCCAGATGGAGAACTGCTCCTCGTCGCTCAACAAGTCCGTTCCGTAGAAGAAGTTACCGAGGTAAGAACAAACCAAGCGGTTATACCCAAGCAAACCTGGGACGGCAACTACACGGACATTGGTACCAGGGTAGATGATGTCACCATCGGCCAACCCTTGCAGGTCAACTTGGTTGTACATGACGCTGGCGTTGGTGGTGGACTTGAACGCTCCAATCAAGGTGCGGAATACATCCCATCCGCAGAAGATGACGAGGTCGTTGCGGGTCAAGATGGCCTGCGGGATGCGGGTGTAGATGTTGTCAAAGATGCTGATAACATTGCTTGTGGTGATACCAACGGAGGCAGACACGGCAGCGGTGTTACCCGACACAGTTGAACCTGATGCAGCGTTCAAGATTGTCAGCAAACCTGTGACCAAAGTAGAACCTGACCAAATGGCGTTCTCCAAAGCCTCGGCAATGCGGAGGGCTTTCTGCTCGGCGAATGCTTGCTCGAATGGTACGCCGTCGTAAGTTGAACCAGCGGTCAACTGCGTCTGCATCCAGTACTGCTCAAGTGAGCGAGGGCAAAGAGCCTCTTGGATTTTCAAGGGAGCAACGGTGATGGTACGCTGCGTGAAGGTTGTGTTTCCTGATGCAGCACCTGCGACATTCCATCCGCAAGCCGTTCCTGATTGGAAGGCAGCATCGGTGTCCATCAAGTTGAGGGTAGCAGCCGACTTGATACCCACCTGCTTGGTGAACAAAGATGCGGTGCGGGCCGAGAATACGGCCTTGGTGATGAGGGGGAGCCGCTGCTGCTCGGTGTAAGTAGTCAGCGGGGAAACGAATGAATAAGCCATGGCTTTTTGTTTGGGGGGTTAAGGATTAATTGGATTTTTTGAGAGTTTGAATTGCTTGTGCGAGGGCGTTGAAGTTCTGCGTTGCAGCGGCCTTCCGTTGCTCCACGATTGCGGAGGCGGTTGGCTTCGGGGCTTCGGATGGTAGTTCGGCGACCTTCTCGACAATGTCCGTCATGGTTTCCATCTGCGATGCAAATGCGGCCATCTTGTCCTTCATTTTGCCCATTTCAGCGTAGGCGGCTTTGAGTTCTTCCATGATGGACACCAAGTGCTTCTTGACGATTTCTTCCACCATGGCGGGGTCCACCATTGGGTAGCCTTCGGCGATTTCACTCACCACTTCGCCTGCAACTTCGGGGGTTATCTCTGCGGCAACGGCGACTTCCTCGGCAGGGGCAGGGGCTTCGGCTACGACAACTTCGGTGATTTTGCCACCTTCGGTCTTGATTGTTCCAACACCTTCCACTTGATGCTCTCCGTCAGGAGCAGGAAGGGTTTCGTCCTCGGTGATGACATACACGGCGGTACCTGCAACGAGGTCGCCGTCCACACGGACAACGGTTCCATCCACCAACTTGTAGTCGGCAAAGGATTGCTTTTGGGTTGTGAACTTGCGGAGTTCGGTCCGCAAAGTGTCAATGGCTGCTTTTAAGTTCATGTTATTGGGATTTGTAGTTTGGTTGGATATGTTGCAAAAAGTTAGTCAAATCGTCTGCGAGGCCCGCAAGTGCGACCTCCAGTTCGGTTCCTGTATTTTTCATCCCGAACAAGCCCTCCACGGAGAAACCTTTGAAGGCGTGGCGGTTCTCCCACACTTCGTCGTTCTCAACCTTGAAGGAACCAAACCAAGAGCCGTCGGGGGTGTCCTCGTAGCCTTTGGGAGCCATTATGCCCCGCTCGGTGTCGGTGATGTAACTCTCGAACATGAACACGCCATCGAGTTCTGCATTGTGGTAAGCGTTCACATTGTGCTGGTTGCCTTGCTTGAAGTACTTCTGCACGATTTTGCGGATGGTGGCCTTGTCAAACACGACATAATACTCGCCGTAGGTGTCGTCCTTCCGGTAGATGGGAGTATCGGCAAGCATGAGCGGCCCGGTCAGCACACGGCGTTCTCCCGTTTCGGCGAAGCGTTGCGGGGTCTTGGCGAAGGCTTGGAAGGGTTTCTCAATCGCAGGCATATCGACGAGGGCGACGAATTGCACGCCTTCGTCAACCTCATCCACGGTCATTCGGTACACGGGAAGTTCCATGGTGGGATATGTAGCGGTTAGCCTAATGTTGCAAATTCGGACAAGCGGCGCACCCTGCTGGTCGTCTGCTGAATGTCTCGCTCCACCACATAGGCCCGCATGGGTTGCATCCCTTGGCCTTGGCCGTTCATTGCAGCCCCATCCGTTCCGAGCATCGTGGTTTGGGGATTAGCAAAGATTGGAGGTGGGGTTGTAGATGCGCCGCCACCACCTACGGTAGGAACGGGAGTTGAACTTACCGAAGATGTACTTTTGAACTGCGTCTTGGAGATTGCGGCAACCCGTGCAAGACCTTGGGCGACCGCAATGCCTGCGGCAATGGATGCACGGACGGGGGCCGAAGGGTCGGGAATAGTCATTTGGGACTTATACGCTCCCTGTGCAGCCGCAAAAGTGTCAATAATGGTTTGGGCTATCCCTGCTGCTTTGTTGATGTTGAATGCCCTTTTTTGAGATTCTTCGCTTTGACCTGCAAAAGCATTAGCAAGTTCGCCAATAGTGGCAAACCCGCTGCTTGCGAGTTCAATTTTTTGTTGCTCAATTATGCGTTGGTCTTCAAGTTTTTTCTTTTCAATCTCAGCCGCATTTGCCGCCGCTGATGCACGGGCTTGACCCTCCCTTCGCATTCCATCAATAACCGCCTGCTCTGCCGCTGCTTGAGCGTCCAACTGGTTTTCATAAAGGAGCAAATTTGTTTCTTTGACAAAATCAATGATTTGATTGCCCTCTTGGTTTCTTTCTTTTGTGCTGCTTTTTATTTGCTCGCTTCTGCCTTTACGAATCTCCTTGTTTGCATTTTCAGTTTCCTTCACCAAAGTTTTAAGTTCGGTAATTCGGTTTTGAAGTTGCTGCTGATTCATCCCGTTGATTTCCGCATTTTGACCTTTAATGGTTTGCATCATCATCTCACGGGCCTGCAACTCATTCTTGTATTGAGCGATTTTCCTTTCGTTTATTTTGATTTCGTCAAGACCAAAAGCGGCAAGGCTTCGGTAGTATAACTCCATCGCTTTTTTCCCATCTTCTGTCGCTTGTTTTTGTCTTTCAAGTTCTTCCGTGCTTTTTTTGGTTGAACTGCTAAACGCACCCATTGCTTCAGCCGCTAACCCAAGAACCACCACAAAGGCTCCGACGCCCGTCGCAAGCAACGCAAGACGAAAAGCCCTCATCGCCCCTGTGCTTGTGCCTACTGCTAAAGCATACAACTTTTGAGCCAATGCCGCTGCTTCGGTTGTGATAACGGATTTTTGGGTCAGCAGAATGTTGATTTGCTGCACCCCATTGACCAAGGCCATCGCCCCTTGGACTTGTACCATTGCCTTTTGCAGGTCCTCGTTTTCGTCACCGAACAAAGCCGCTGCGCCTTGGGCAATCGCAAACCCTGCCGCAACTGCTTGGGATGCTTCCACGATTAAGGTAAACGCTTTGCTTCCACCTTTTGCAAAAGAATCCACCGACTGCTCAACGCCCTCAATGGTTCGCTTGTAGTTACCCGCCTCAACTTGCAGGCGTTGGAACTCTTCGGTGTTCTGCTTGCCCGCCGCAGCGAGTTCAACCATCCGCTTTTTAGCGGCGTTGAGTTTGTCTTCAAGCGATTGAAGTGCTGGCCCTGTCGCATCGGTGGCGACTACTTTGAGGGCAATTTCTTTGGTTACATCTGCCATGGTTATCCTTCGGAGGGTAGTTCGGGGTTTACGGGTGGTTCATATCCTGGGTCCACAGGGTCGGGGTCAATGGGACCGTTAAACAGTAATTCGGGGTCGCTTGCAATCGGGGTCGTCGTAGTTGCAACAAAGTCGGAGAGGTTCAGTATGCGTCGGAGCGTTACACGGCATGGCTTCATCTGCCCTACCAAATAGTCCCGAATCTCCAGCAGTCGCCAACGGATGCCGCCGTAGTACACGGGCTTGCGGAAGTCCAGTTGGTAGATGTCCACGGATGATAGCAGCATCGTGAGTTCCAACTGCAATGCCTCTTGGGACACGGTTTCGTTTATGTAGTTCAGCCAGTAGGTGTTGTAGAGGTTGTTGTTGGTGTAGGCGTACGGGTTGCCGCTTGCGTTCACTGCGTTGTAGTACACCAAGCGAGGCTGCCCGAAGGTGAGGTCCACATTCGGGGAGTAAGGATTGTCAATGTGGGACACGAAGGGCATCTTTAGAATGCCGACGGATAGTGCCGTGTTCCCGCTGACCCCGTATTGGTAGGCCCACTCGGTCTGCCCCTCAATCAAGTTATACTGCGCCAATCGGTAGCCCGTTTGCAGGGGTTTGATGGTTCCGCTTGCGAGAGTTCCGTCGATGTCCCAAGTCCTTCCCACGATTTTGTCGGTGCTGAAGGATGCGGGTATCAAGGTCCCGCACAGGGTTTCTACCACCTTGTCCCCCTTGCCGTAAAAGTTGCCCGTGTTGAAGATTCGCCCCCCGTAGCCTTCCCTTGCAAGCGGGTAGGACTGCTTGTAGGTTTTGGACAGGTAATCACCCATGTCCTTGTACTTGAAGATTATATTGGTATAGGCGTTCGGGTCGCCATTGGTCAGCACCTGCTCGGCGTTCTCGTCCGATTTTTGCGACCAATCCACCACCGACCCCGAAGAGTAGAAGTCCTTCCACGGCTCAATGTACAGGAGTTTGGGGTCCTGCGGGTCGGGCATGAACTGCAAGTTGAACATCTTCTGCAAATCTTGCAGGAGGTCGCTCTGCTTGACATCGGCAGGCAGGGCCGTCCGCATATCCAGCGTTCCGACATTACTCCAATTCTCAAGGCACTCAAACTGTATGCTGCAATTTGGTTGCTGGTCAAAACTCGCCACTTGGGAATCAACTATGAGCCTAACATTTATGCCCGCACGAATTGAAATATTTGAAAAAACCACATCTTGAAACGCATCCTTAGTAAAGATTGAGTTCCATGAGCCATCGTTGTTTAATGCTGGTATAAGGGCTATATTTTGGTTGTTTGTTGTATCTCTTAACGATATACCGAAAGGAAGCCTTGTCCCAGGTGCGGACCAAGTAAATTTCAATTTTATTCTAATATTCCACCGAGTGGTCAAATTTGGCGACACGAATGTGCTTGACGATGCGACCCAATAGTTTGGCCTATCATAAAGCGGAGGCGTTGAATCGTCTTGAAAAAGCAGGAACCCCGTTACGGCAGAATAATTCGCCCCACTACCTCTTGCAAAAATATTGGACCCCGATAGGTTGATGGGCATCGTCCCCGCTGCATAAGGCATCACCAACTTGTTGAACAGGGACGAATTAAAGAATGTGCTGGAATAACGGAACCCCGCCTCGGCGAATATCAAATCCACCATCTTCTTGACATAGATGCTTGGACCAAGCCTCCACCATGGTGCTTGGAACCATCCGCCTCCTTGGTTCAAGATGTCCGTGAACCCCGCCGCATCCACAACCCCGTAAACATACCCGCTGCTCAACGCACCCGATGCCGTCCAAGTGCCGCTCACATGGCCGCTCGTGGGCGTGTGGTTCATCCCTGTCACTCCCGCCGTGTTGACGAGCATATTGCCCTCAATGGCTTTGAACAGGGACACATTATCGGTGAACAACCCCACCTCGTAGGTGACGGTCCCCTTGGTTTTGCTCATTGATAGCAACTGCAGCACGCCCGAAAACACCTGCACCCCATCCTCCCACATGGCGGCACGGATTCGCTTGTTCGGTTGGAATCCACCCACAAAGGACTGGATATTGTACGCATACGCAAAGCAGGCCCGATTCGTCGGGGTGTTGGGGAGAGTAATGGTCTTACTGAAAGACCCCCGTTGCTTGGTCACATCCTCAATGTCCCCGATGCTATAGGTGACGGCGATGTCGGTCCCGCCCATCGTGTCCAGCACATAGGCAAGTTCGGGCATGGCATTCAGCCCCGCAAAGCGCAGGTACAGGCAGTCAAAGCAGGCGTCCTCCTTAGCGGTTGCCCCGTCTGCATCGGCACGGGTGTTGAAGTTATTCCACGCCGTTAAGTCGTCGATGAAGGTTGCCGTCGGGTAGGCTATCAGCGTGACGCTCATAGGATGTTGTTGTCGTATGCTACTGCCACCTCAATCTGCAACTGCGTGAGGCGGTCATTGCGTCTGGTTACAAATTGATACTGGTTGGCGTTGACCACCGCTTCCACGAGGGTTCCGCCAAGTTCGAGCCACACATACCCGCTTCGCACCATCTCAATCAGCCACTCGGATTCGGCATCGGTCAGCCAATCGCTATTCAAAGCATACACGAAGTCAAAGGACCCCGCCCAAACTTTGTTGTAGGTGGTGGTTGCGTACACATCCGAGTTGTAGCCGAACACCTCCCGCTGGATGTTGGCCCGCTTCCTGTTCTTCATCGTGAAGGTGTAGGAATCAATGCCGCCGTACTTGTTGACGAAGTGGACGGGGATGGAATCA